TGTTGTATCAGGACACTTTTGTTTAATCATGGCAAGTGCCATTGATAACATCAGATCAGTTTGCAAGTTAATAATGAAATCTTGGGTCATGATGTCTCCGCGATGAGTGTGTTGATGTGTTTCATAGTTGTCCTTGTCTCTCCTCCTTGTGCACTACACATACCTCCTTGATAGGTGATACGACAGGTAAAGAGATAACGTCCTTGTCCTTGTCCTTGCCATTAGCTATGCGCTTGATGTCATCAGTTAAGTCCTTGTCAAAGGTCTCACTATGTACATAAGGTTCATAGATAGCAGTGTGCTCGCAATAAAAGAAGTCAAGTCCTTGATCAAGAAGAATGGATACTACTTGCTCTTGTGTCCTTGCTTCGGACTTAGCAACAGCAGCTACAACCTTTTGTTGTGCTCTGTTTAGTTTGTAGTTCATGAGTCAGTAAGCCCCGCTCGTTGCGTGGGCAAGTGGACGAGAGGGAATCGAACCCTCTCTAACTACCGCGACCCGTAACTCGTCTGCGATGTACGGTAGCTAGTGCCATGCGTCCAGTGTTCGAAGGTGGAACGATTGCCTAAGCTTCAAGCCATTGGTTGGCTTGCTTAGATCGTGCACCATGAGAGAGGAAAGCAACCACGTTGGATCGCTTGCTATGACTGCAAAGTTTACAGTTGCTGCATGTTACATGGTCATGTAATTGTGCTGGGCAAACTGTAACCTTGCGTCCTTCTGGTGTATGGGTTGGTGTCTCCTTATCAGAGTTAACAACACACACCGCAGGGAGACCGGAGTTAATAGCGTCGTCAGCTTGCGCGAGTGACTCGCATGAAGCGTTGACTGTGAATCCGTTCTTGTTTGCATACTTAAGTGCTTCGAGGTTGTGCGTATGTAGCTTATGGTGTGAGTAGGTGTAACCCCTGGCATCACTGGATTTGTTAGCGTCAACTAACTCCTTAAGTAAGTCAAGTCTTATGTACTCGACGTCATCAACCACAGTGTGCGGTAGGTCACCGCTGACATTATGTCTCCATAGTTGATGAGGTTTTAATGCCTTGACGAAGTCAGTAAGTTCTGACCAGTTACCGCCACGCTTGCCAGCTGTGACCTTGTTCCAGTGCCAAGACTGGGGTCCGGTCTTTGCGTAGCACTGGTCATACATAGCGCATGACTTCGGGCATGTGTCAGCAGAGCTGGTGGTCACTGGGATTGGACCGACCTTGCTATTGCTTGACTTTTTTGTTACGTGTACGTTCATTGGACGAAGGTGGAAAGATACAGAACTAAACATAAAGTTTAGTTATTGCTAGGGATGGGAGTTGAACCCATCCTTAAACCGACTAGCAGGGTAGTGCTGCGCTACTGGTATAGCTTGCACCGAGGTAGTCATAGCAAAGGACGCCAGTAGCTACGGTGTTTCCACGTAGATAGGACAGTGCTCTGACTGCAACCTTGGATAGGTTGTTATAAACCCAGAAACCAAGCGACATATTAGGATTAACTATTAAGTTAATGATCGCTAGTCTGTTGACGTTAGAGTACTTGTACTCATAGCCGTTGACTCTGAAGCGAGTAATGACAACACCTGTGATAGGGTCGACCTTGATTGCTTCGATAGCTTCGCTAGTTCTAGGATTAGGGATAACAAACATAATTTTTGAATGGAAATAAATGTACATTTTGTCCTTACGGACAACGGCTATGTCAGGACTTGCACCTGATGACTGGCTAAGAACCCAGTCATAGCAGTGTATCTCTCATGATCACTGCAAGTATGAACGACGGTGAGGATGTGCTCTGCTGTGTCTTTACCCTGATCCCTTGTTACAGGTCGCCGACTTATCAAGGTCGGTCAGTGGCAATGGATGCCATCTAGCTCAGGATTGAATGCCTTGGAGAGGAGGTTGTAGTTAGTTTATTTATCTCTCTCACCCTAAAGGGAGAGATATATAAACAAACGTAAACAACCTATCTCTGTCTCCAGTATAGCCCATTGCTTCCACTTTGGTACACTGCATTTGTCTCGGTTTGCTGACACATCACCATTAGCCCAGTGATTGCAGCATATCTCAGGATTGTTACAGTTTTGTTAAGATGGTTGCATATTCTCAAGATGTCTGATCTAGCAATGGATGTCAGCATTGTTACAAAATGTAACGCGACAGATCACCACAAAACGAGGTGCATATCGCGCACGTCGCGCCCGCCCGTTATTTCGCGCGCCCCTGCGTTAATTGTTCCCGCGCACGCCCGCGTTAATTGATCACACGCGCATAAAGAGCGAGCGAAGCGAGCGGGACGCCAGTCATACCAACGGTAGTCGGTGGACTACGAATCCATCGTGCCTCGTGCGCCCCCGCGTCAACGGTTCGCGCGTGATACCCGCATGGGGGGATTGCCCTTGCGCGTACGTATATATATGCCTTCAGACATTTTTGTCATTTTTTATGCCAATAGACATATCCAATAATCCTGTCTCACTAGCTGAATAATCCACTACTAATGGCTTATCCTCTTCTTCTATCTCTTTCTTATAGTCTTCAATCGCTGTATCTACCGTTGCTTTAGAGACAATATCAATGTATCTGTTCTCAATACCTATTAAATACCCTAATATCACATAGTTAACCGGTTCCCAAGGAGTTCTCAAACTCTTGTACAACTTCTTGAAGGTATTTAGTTTTAATTTATTATTTAACAAGGGTTTATTAAGTTAGTAGAAGTGGTGTGGTAAAGAAGTACTTTCAAGGGACATCAATAACGGATGTCCAAGGAAAGCTAGGAGGAGTCCACCCTTCTCCCCCTATTAACCCGTCACCCTACCTAAAGCCAAGTGGGGACTGAGTTATTGTCTTCTATTCCACGTGCTTGTTTTCTTTGCTCTATATCCATTCCAAACACTAGATGGTTAGCTGAAGAGGTAGGACTGTCTAAGAAGTCTTCTAAGATAGAGTCCCATTCTTTTCTTTTTTTGTCTTTTATAGCCTCGTTAGCTGATATAGACATAGCGTCGGTAAAGAATTTAACGCCTTGAGCTAGACAATCTAATCTGTCGTCATGTTTAACTGCACCTTTTTGTCGGCACATTCTACTCATTTGATAAAAGAGCATGTAAAGGAGTCGCTCTTCTGGAGCTGCATCTTTGTTTGACGAGTAGTCCCAATCAATAACACTGCGATCAACAACAAGGCGGTGTTGGTTAAGGATAGGCTCAAGAGCATCAATGATCCTGTCTTCTTTCCGAACATTCGCTCTAACTTCTTCCACGTTGATATGTTGTTGTGTTTGTTTAAGATGTTTTCTAAATAGTTCACTTACGATTCCATCTCCAAAGTTTGTCTCAATAACCAACGACGAAACTCCATATTTTTTGCATCCTTTAAGGATGTCAAGCAAGGTATTATCCGAGTAGCCGTCTCTGTATGCACGCATCTCATGCAAATAGAGGAAGCCGTTTTTTTGGGATATATACGCAGCAGCAGTCTCATCTGTTCCTCGTCCGCTGGGGTCGACACTACAAATTGTCTCATCGTATCCAGTCCACTCCCCTTGCAATTGCATAGGTGAATAGAAATAGTCTCCCGGTAGTCCGACGGTTGGTAAGTCTTTAATAAGGTTTTGTCTATCTGAGCACCATATAAGATTATCGGGTGCTTTAGAAGGGTTAACAGAAGTAACGATAAGGTCAGCCATCTTAAGAGGGAACTTTTCAGCGTCAGATAAGCTTGTATCAAGCATGAACTGAAGCATGAAGTTACTTCTACCCATAGATGCTTCACGTTCAAGTAAGTCATCTGCATCAAATCGATCAGGATCTGTTGCTTCCCACGCTTGTGCTCCATTATCTATGTCTTCTTGTAATTGAGGAGCTATTAGTCCCTCATAAGGTGTAATATTTCTTGGATACCTAGCTGTCCAGACGAAAGGGCGATAACTTCTTTGAGCAAGTTTCCTATATATAGTAAAGGTGGTCTGGGGAGTTCCCAGATACATAATGCGACTATCATCATTAGGAGTAAGAATTGATTCAGCTTCTGTACAGAGCTGTAATAGTTTTTCTCTCATTAGTTCAGTCATAGAGTTTCCAGGAACTTCTACGTCATCAAGAATCATTAAATCAGCTCTAGATCCGGTTAACTGTCCAGTTATTCCAACTGATTTAACAGAAGGTGCTTGGTGTGGAGAGCAATTAACGTCAAATGAGATACGAGACCATCTAGAGTCTTCTGATTTAGGTTGTAAGTGCTTTAACCAAGGTGTTTCTATGATTAGCTTCTGTAAAAAGATAGACATGTTGTCAGCTCTTTCTTTAGAAGCAGATATAATCATTATTTTCTTTTCTGGGTTATTAAAGAGTGTCCATAACACAAAAGCACCAGTAATCCAAGATTTACCAACACCTCTAAAGGCTTGAATTTGGAGTCTCTTGGGTCCGTGTTGTAGGTAGTCTGCGATAGCATATTGTGCCCTCGTTGGTGATGGTAGGTCTAGCTGTTCCCATAAAGCTTGCAGAAACAGCTTGAAATCGCCCTGTAAGGCGTTTAATACGTCAGTCATGTACGAATGTGGAAAGATTACTTATCACGCAGCTTAAAACGGCTTCTAGAGCCCAACATTGGACCTTTAGGTTTATATCTAGCTGCGTCAATAATTAAATTTGCTATATCAGCTGGAGTAGAGACAATTTCTCCTATACCAGTAGCACCTGTCGCTGTTGACAATCCAGCAAGTCCAGCTTGTATTTTATCTAATGTGCTACCAGTTTTTTTGGCTTTATCAGTTCTTTGTATAGTATCTGCTATTGATGCTCCAGTACCTAATGCACCAAGACCTAAAAGACTTGCACCCGTAGCAAACTTCATGCTTTTACTATTAAGTATTTCTTTAAGTAAATATATAGCTTTATTTTTTGGAAATTTGCCTAATTTACCAGTTTTAGTAGCCTTATCCCATTGTTTAACTTCATCAGGGGTAAGAGTTATACCATCTTTAAAAATATCAACATATTTTCCTTTACCCTTAGATTTCCATTCTTCTGCATTTATAACTTGAAGTTCATCAGTTTTTGGATTAAAGAATGATTTCCAAGGATGTTTATTTCTTTTTGCAATTTGATCAAATTTATCTTTAGCTTGTTTAGTTTTTTTAACGCTAGGATCTACTTTTTCGTCAGTAATATTTGCTCTTGTTTTTCTATTTGCTAAATCATCTGAACCTACATCATCTGGTAAATCAGATTTTGGAGCATCTAAACTATCTTGATGTTCCTCATACATATCAATTCCTTTATCTTCGTATAAAGAACCTTCTTGTTGAAATTCAGCATCTTTATATTTCGTAGCTAAAGCTTCTTTCATGGATTCTTCACTAAAATAAGTTTTATTCTTGTTTCTAGTTTCTATTTCTTTAGCCTTAGTACCTTTATCAGCAAAACCAAAGTTATCAAAACTTAAATCCCCTTCTAATGCTCTATTTCTAAAAAGTTGTGGAAGTCCGTCAATGTAAGTTTTTGTATTAACACCTTTTTTAGATGGCTTACCTGACTTAGTAATATTACCTGTTTCTTTGATTCTGTCTAAAAAGAAATTTCTTAAAGCTCCCTTTTCATTACTTCCAATACGGTAAGCACCGTCTGTCATCTTAAAATGATCTGACATAAAAAAAACCCCTTACGGGGCTATATGTGTACGAATGTGGAAAGTTAGGCTGCGATATGGTCGCTTATAACTTGTTCTCTAATTGGTCGATGTCCAAATGTCTCGCGACACCATCTGAGCCAATGACTACTACCTTTGTCTTGGTTACATTTCCGACAAGCAGGGACAACATTAGTTGTGAGATCTTCTCCACCTCTGCAACGAGGTTTGACATGATCGAGTGTAAGTTCGTGTAATTCATAATTTTCTCCGCAATAAACACATGTACAATTGAAGTGCTCTTTAATAGCTCTTCTCCAGAGCCGTTTAGAATCTGAACTTGTCATGGTTATTAAGTTGTGTAAGTAATATTTTGGACTAGGTAGTAGAGGGGTCATTTACGTTTCGTTCTGCTTTTTCGGTTAACTGATGGACTTTGTTTTCTTCCTTTGGTAGTACTCCCCTTATAGTGAGCAGCGTCGAGCCCATCACCATTTCCGTAGGAACCAAGTTTCCGATTAAGCTTGTTTGCATTGACACGTAATTTCAATCCTTTTTTTGTTTTGTTGTACGCTTTTTGTTGAGCTTTATAATTACCGTTGGCGTACTTAGCTCCTTTGTTTGGCATAGAGTTTGCTCTTTACTAATTCTGGATCTATTTCTGGTAATACTTTTGCCAGCTTCGATAGTGGGTTGCCATCGTATGCAACACCGTTTATATCGTTTGACTTGAGCCAATCACAGGCTGCTTTCAAGTCTTGAGTTGTAGCTTCTCCGCTCTTAACTCTTTCTAGAAATTCTTTAGTGACTAACTGGTGGAGTTCATTAAATTGCTCTTCAGTTGCCTTTTTCATTGTTTTTCATAAAAAATGCCCCTCCAGAATCGTCTGTAAGGGGCTTGTAATTTTGTCTGAATATATCTGTAACCCTAGTTTTTAGACTCCTAAGCCCTTTTTAACTATTGCTAATGCTTTATCATCCAGCTCGTTATCTGTAGATTCAACTAACTTTTCAAGTAGGTCTACTACAAATCTTTTAAATTTATCGCTTTTTAAAGAAGTTAAAACCAGTGGTTTTATTAGTGCTAACATTTTGTTTTGGTAATAATGATTGTATAGGAACTATGTCGTGACACATGTGTTCGACACGACTTCCCGGTCTTAGGGTGAAACCCTTTGTTTGTAGTTCTGCACATTTCAATGCACGAACAAGCTCGTAGTCAAGCCTTAATTTTTCTTCCTGTCTTTTAGCTATTTCTTTACATTGCTTATATCCACTCTTATCTAGCGGAACCATAAAGTTAACTTGAAAACCCCAGTTCTCATTTAGCTGATAGCTAGATGGATGTAACCCATCCACATCTTCTTTTTCAGAATATGGATTAGTATGATTGCCCATATAGAACGGAGAGAACGTCATCGTACTACCATTACAAGCTACTCCGGGAGCATATTGTTGACGAGAAGCAGCCCCATTATTTTGAAATTGGACTGCTTGATTCGTTACATTTCCAGTGGCTGCTGCAACCGGGTTGGATGTGTTATTTACTTCAGGTTCTTCTGCTAAAACAGGTGTTATTGTGAGAAGACAGAGAGTGAGGTAGTAGTAGTATTTATAGTCCAATCTGTTGTGGCGTCTATTTGTTCTACTAATCCCGCTGCTCTTGATGTTGTTTCTAGTAGCCAGTCTGCTGAAGCGTCTGTTACTGAGAAGGTTGTAGCTGTGTCTGCAATGTCTCCAGAAGGAGTTACATTTGAACCTGACCAGCTGTTTACTTCGGCTCCAAATACTTGAGTCTGTTTGACTTCTTGGACTACTTGAGTTGTTGTTGTCGTTGAGTTCATCGACCCCTGTGTAAATTGAGGGGTTACTGTGTTTGCTCTCGCTACTGCGGGTGACAACAGTGCTAAGAGAAGAATCCATTTCTTCATTGTTTTGGTTTAGTTGTAGTTGTTCCGTTTCCATTCTTCTTACCGTTACCATTGCCCGTAGACAGCCCAAAAGTGGCTAGTGCGCCCGTAAAAATCGAAGCCACGAACGTAATATCGCCGGCTGTAGCTGACTTTTTGACCATAGGTAGTTCAACATAACTTAATGTAATTATGAAGCCACTCCAAATGACAACACCTAGACGCACTGCTGCACCAAGTATTGCCATCTGTTCTTCATGGTCATCTACATTTTCTTTTAGTTTGGTAAGGAATCCTTTTTTTTCTGGCGGTTTGGTTTCCATTTATCTACTTTTCCTTGTATTGATTTTTGTAGTTTTTTCTTAATCGTATTAAAAAAAGGTTGAGCAAAAGTTGTAACTGCCACCGCACTTACAGCTGCATAAGTTGCAGCCATAACTACTTCACTTGTTGGAAGTGGTACTTCAAAATCAAAGTATGGTACTTGAAATTTAGGCGTAGGAGCGGGTTGTTCAGTTGTTTCTTTTGTTTTAGATTTAGTTTCTTTAGGTTTACGTAAATCGCTAGGTGGAACTACTAAAGGTTTATAGGATGGAATTTCTGCTTCAGGCAGACTTAAGGATGGAGTGGGATATTGTTGGGCGGGAGGTAAAGCTAAAGTTGGAAGGTGGATTGCTTCACCTAGCTCCAAGGAGTACCAGTCCCATGTGTTGGTGTAGCTTGTAAAGTAATGTTTGCATCAATTGCAGCTTCTATCTTTGCTACTGTTCCAGCTTCTTGTGCATCTAGTTTTGCTTTTACCCAACCGATAACAGTCGCAGCTGTTAGATCTTTGTAAGGTACAAGAGTAGAAGGTTTTTCTAAATCTACTTCACCTGTAGCTCTTGTTTCATAAGTACCATCAGTACCTTTAACTCTATAGATAACTTTGTTTACGTAGCCATCTGCAAGTTCGCGTTGAAGTGTATTCACTTCCCAAGTTTTTGTAATTGCCATTTTATGTTGTAGTTTTGTCTGCTATAAGTTTTGCTTTGTAAGCATTTTTAATTGTTGTAGTCCAAGCTGCTGTGCATATTGCTGATACTTCAGCTGGTTCTCCTGATAGATCTGTATCTACAAGGTTATCGGAAGCATCTAGTGTTCCGGGCTGTAGTACATATCTTTCAAAAGATCTTGTAAGTTCAACACCATCTTTTTTGATGACTGTTGCTTTGCGGACTTGAACGTGTTTGTAAAGTCCAACGACTTCTATCTTGTCGTATTCTATTGATTCGGCTAATGCCATTAGGATATATCTCCGATATAAACAGTTTTAGGCTTAGTTTTAAGACGTAGCTGCGGTCTATTATGCTACAAAGTATCTAAAGTCACCTATAAATCTAGTTCCATTTAATTCACTGTAGGAAGCATGTTGTGAACTACCACCAGCACTACTGCTATTATCCATTATATTAAAAGAAAGTGATGACACATGAACAAATAAAGGATAACCTCTATTAGTCCAACCTACAGAACCACTTCCATAAACATTTGCAGAGTTAAAAGGTAAACTAAACCCAGATGATGAGCTACTAGAACCACTATAACTTATATCAAACTGACAAAATACCACTCTTCCTATTCTTGTGTATTTAGCTCCACCAGTTTCTAAAGTTACAGTACCAACACCCGGTACTGGAGTCCAAGTTCCTTCTTCATAGTCGTCAAGTGCGTTGGCTGCTGCGGTGTCTCCGTTAAAGGTTATACCTCCAAATTTTGATATTCTTGCAGACTCAGCGTGTCTGTTACCTTGCCAATGTGTTTCAAATGCTATCTCATCACTACCACCACCACCGTCAGAAATTCTATGAAATGCTATAGCAGAACCACCAGTAGATCCAACATTGTACCCACCAGAGGGTAAAGCATTAATTCTTCTTGTCGTACCTGTAGGATTAATAAGTCGAATATTACCTGCAACATTAAAATGTTCTACATTAGCTGTAGTATTTATACCAACTAAATTGCCATCACTTATTGATAAAGTACTGTCCGCATCACCCGCAATCGTTAGATAACCTCTATTATCTGCTTTGTCATATCCAAAAATAAGGGCATTATTAGTTGGAGATGACATATCATCACCTAAATATATCTGTGGATCTGAAGCACCAGTTCCCTCAAAACTAGCAACTACTTGTTGAGCCGTTGTAACTTGTAATGCAGCATTATTATTCTGTGTTGTAGTTCCTACAAGCACCCTTCCACCCGAATCTATACGCATACGTTCTGCATCTGCTGTTTCAAATGCTATAGGTATAGAACCAGCAGTAGTAATACGGAATCTATCATTATTATCATATTTTAACATCAACTGTCTAACAGTTCCGTTGCTATGCTTACCTTTTATATTAATTGCTGCTTCTCTCGCTGAGTTGCTTGTATTTTCAACAGTTATTTGTGGGGTACCTGAACTTCCAGTTGCGAGTAAATTTCCATCAACAGTTACACCAGTACTTGTAGTCTCAAACTTTTGTGCTGCGTCATAGAATAATCTTGCACCTTGATTTCTGTTAATCTGCATCAAAGCTTCATGGTTAGCACCTTCTCCAGAAGTTGACCTTAAATAGAAAGCATAATTATCACCAAGGCAGACATCCATATACTTGTTGCCATTGGAAGTTCCTAGATCAATTTCACCAGAACACCTAATACTACTTGAAGTTGTTAAAACGCCTGTAACTGTTGCTCCAGTTGAGGTTGTCTCAAACTTTTTACTGTTGTCGAAATATAACTCTACGGCTCCGTTTGCATACATCTGGCACGCATCTTCATTAGTGTTAGTGAAAAATGATATACCACCTTGATTTGTTATGTATAAATTTCCAGTATTATTCTGTAGGTAACTATGTGTACCATTATGATACATAGTCATATCACCACTTAAACCAGCTTTAAATTTTGCACTATCAGAATCGCAAATAACATCACCAAAACCAGCAACACCATTACTTCTTGTCTCAAACTTTTTACTGTTGTCGTAGTAGAGTTCTACGGCATTATCAGGTTTAAATCTAGCCATATATTCACTATGACCAGCCTTCATAATGTCTACATTATTAGTTGCAGAACTATTAATAATTAAGTG